ATCACCCAGAGTTTATCCGTGCGTTTGCAAATATGGCAGAGTTCCGTTCTAGTGTTACGAGTGAAGACACTGTTTCGGATTCTGCGCAAACCAGCTTGCAGTCGCGTCAGTCCGCACAGGAAGAGATACAGGCGATCATGCACGGTCCTAATTACATGAACAGAAAAGACCCTGTTGCACGCCAAGCGGCGATTGATAGAGTTAATGAACTTATGGGCGTATTGCATGGAACAGAATGAGTTGGTAGAAATACGCTTAGAGTGTTTACGTTACGCAATCGAGTATGGTAGTGCGCGTGACGTTTTAGAACCTCACCTGCTTGCAGATAAATACTTTGAGTGGGTGATGCGGGGTAGCGATGAAAAACGTCCTGCTGGCAGTCGGAAAGACGACAGCGCCACAAGCGCTAAAAAAGCCAGGAGCGTCCGCAAGGGTAGCGCACCGACATTAGTGTAAACGAAACCGTGTGAGAGGAGGACAGTATGTCCCAACAAATCACCACGGCGTTTGTACAACAGTATTCTGCCAATGTGCAGATGCTATCCCAACAGATGGGTTCTCGTCTGCGGGATGCGGTGCGCCTTGAGACTGTTGTAGGTAAGAACGCCTTCATCGACCAAATCGGTAGTGTGACTGCGCAACTGCGCAGCAGCCGCCATGCCGATACACCACAGATCGACACGCCACACCAGAGGCGTCGTCTTTCGATTGCATCATACGAATTTGCCGACCTGATTGATGACCAGGACAAGGTGCGTATGTTGATCGACCCGACATCAAGCTATGCTCAAGCTGCTGCCGCAGCGATGGGACGTGCTATGGATGATGTCATCATCACCGCTGCACTTGGAACTGCCAGCACTGGCGAGACAGGTTCTGGTTCAGCAACCTTGGATGCCACCGCAAACATGGTTGGCTCTGCATCGTCGAATGACGGTCTGACTATCGCAAAGCTCACTGAAGCCAAGCGCAAGATGGACCTCAACGACGTTGATCCTTCAATCCCGCGCTACATTGCTGTAGGGCCGAAGCAGATCGAAGACCTGCTTGGCACAACGCAGGTAACGTCATCGGATTTCAATACTATCAAGGCACTGGTTCAGGGTGACGTGGATACCTTCATGGGCTTCCAGTTCATCATGACCAACCGTCTGAGCATTGATTCCAATGACATTCGCTCCTGCTTTGCATGGGCTGAGGATGGTATCACTCTTGGTATTGGCAAAGATGTTCAAGCCAGGATTGATGAGCGCAACGACAAAGGTTATGCGACTCAGGTTTACTACTGCATGGACATTGGTGCTGTGCGGATGGAAGAAGCCAAGGTTGTCAAAATCTTCTGTGACGAAACCCCAGACTAAGAGAGGAGTAGATTATGGCTAATGTAAGTACGACTCTCGTGTCCAACATGCTGGCGCTGCCCCAAGTGGCATCTCCGGCAAGGACCTTGCACGGCACAAAGCGTGTTGCAATGGGAACAATCGCACTGGCCGCTGGCGATCTTTCTGCCAGCGATACAGTGATGCTTGCTCCTATTCCTTCAAACGCAGCAATCGTGAGCATCAAACTTTTCAATGATGATCTTGATTCTGGCACAACCAACACCTGTGATGTTGGCGTTTACTCAGAGAGCGATGGCACTTTCACCGCGCTTGATGATGATGCCTATGCATCTGCAATCACAGACCTCCGCGCTGCGGTAGGTGGTGTTGGCACAGATGTCACGTTTGAAGCGCGTAACATCAACACACTCGGTCAGCGAGTATGGGAAGATGCAGGTCAATCTGAAGACCCAGGTGGATACCTGTTCATCGGTCTTCTGTTTGACGCAGCGGGTGACACCGCAGGCGACCTCTCATTCGTGATTGAGTATGTCGTGAACTAAACTTGGGAGGGCGGCAACGCCCTCTCTAACGCTTGTGGGGAAGGGTCCCGGTCAGTTCCCTTCCCCGCTACATACAAGGGGTTTCATGCTATGCCTTCAGTGGTCGATATTTGTAACGAGGCGATGGACCTGTTAGGCGCTGCAACTATCACCGCCCTGACAGAAAACTCCAAAGAAGCCAGACTGTGTAACCGCCGGTTTGAAACCGTGCGTGACTCTGTTCTCCGCGCACACCCTTGGAACGTAGCCATCACCCGTGCAACGCTTGCCAAAGACTCCGCTGCACCGGCCTTTGGATTTACCAGCCAGTTTACTTTGCCGACAGACCCGTTCTGTCTGCGTGTTTTGTCTTTCTTCAATAGTAACGTGGACAGCGATATAGCTGCCTATGACACACAGGTCATGTTTAAGGTTGAGGGGCGCAAGATACTCAGCGACGAAGACACATGCCAGATTGTCTATATCGCAAGAGTAGAAGACACAGAGTTGTTTGACTCGCTACTCTCTAGCTCTATTGCACACAAACTTGCATCAGAAACAGCGTATGCAATCACCGGCAGCACCAGTGTTGCACAAGGCATGCAACAGCTTTACGAGCTACGCCTGCGTGAGGCTAGATCAATTGATGCTATGGAGGGCATGCCCGATAAGATCATTGCTGATGATTTTGTGAATATAAGGTTCTAGGATGGCGCGTGTTTCAACTATTGTCACAAACTTTCAAGCCGGTGAGTTTTCACCACGTTTGGAAGGGCGCATAGATTTACAGAAATACAACTCTGGCGCACAAAAGCTAGAGAACATGCTTATCTTTCCGCAGGGTGGGATTACCCGTCGTCCTGGCACTAAGTATGCTGGCACATCAAAAGACGGCGGCAAGGTACGCCTGATTAACTTTGAGTTTAGCGATGAGCAAGCATATGTGCTTGAGTTTGGCGCAAACTACATACGTTTCTACAAAGACGGCGGCATACTCACTGAAGCAACCAAGACCATCACAGGTGCGACAGCCGCCAACCCTGTTGTCATAACATCAAACTCTCATGGCTTCAGCAACGGTGACAGAGTGTTCATCTCTAGCGTTGCTGGCATGGTTGAACTAAACAACCGTGAGTTTACGGTAGCCAATTCAACTACAAACACTTTTGAACTGTCAGGCATCAACGGTAGCGCGTTCACGGCATACAGCAGCGGCGGCACTGTTGGTAAGATTGTTGAGGTAACGACCACATACAGCGCTACAGAAATCTTTGAGCTAAATCATGTGCAGTCAGCAGATGTTTTATTTTTAGCTCATAAAGACCATGAACCTGCAAAGCTGACGCGGACTACAACCACCAGCTTTAGCTTGGCCGACATAGATTTTATTGATGGTCCGTATGAAGACGAAAACTCAACAACGACCACGATTACTGCAAGCGCCAACACTGGCACAGTAACCTTGACCGCATCGGCTGATTTGTTTGATGCGTCTAAAGATGTTGGGTCGCTTTTCAGATTTAGAGATGTGATTGAGGTGTCTCACAGTGAGTGGGACACAAGCGCCACATACTCTCAAAACGACATCGTTCACTTCAACGGCAATGTCTACAAGAAAACGGATGCAGGTACAAACGAGCAAACCGGCACACAAGCTCCGGTGCATCTGTCTGGCTCAGAGGTTTACGGAAATCATACCTGGCAGTATCAGCATAGCGGCACAGGTTTTGTGAAAATCACTGCTGTTACAAACGCAACTACGGCTACCGCGGTGGTACAAAACAGCGGAACTAATAGTCTTATCAATGACTTAGTGCTACCGGCAAACGCAACGGCAGGCACAACTCGTTGGTCGCGTGGTGCCTTTAGCGTGCGCAACGGCTTTCCAAGAGCCATTGCGTTCTTTGAAGAGCGTTTGTTTTTTGCAGGCACAACAGCACAGCCGCAGACAATCTTTGGTTCTGTGACGGCTGACTTTGAAAACCACACTCCTGGCACTGTTGATGACAACGCAATTAATGTGACGATTGCTTCAGACCAGGTGAACGTCATCAAGCACATGATACAGGGACGTTTCTTGCAAGTTCTGACATCTAGCGCAGAGTTCACGATGTCTGGTGGCACAGGTACGCAGCCAATCACGCCAACAAACGTAAATGTTCTGCGAGAAACCACTTTTGGATCATCAAGTGTTCGCCCGATACGCGCTGGCTCTAGCACCATCCTTATCCAGAAAGGGCAGGAAAAGGTCAAAGAGGTCACGTTTGATTTGGATACTGATGGTCTTGTTGGACGCGATCTAACCATCTTGGCAGAACATCTGGCGCGTGGCGGTCTTACCGACATGATCTGGCAGCAGGAGCCAGAGCTGATTCTTTGGTTTGTGCGTGCTGACGGTGTTTTGATTGGGCTGTCTTATGACCCACAGAACCAAACAG